AAGTGTATTATATACCCAAATCCATTTAATGTCAACCGTAAGTTTCCAGTAAGGATGTGACAAATTCCGGGTCGCTATCCCCGAGGTCTTTATCTGTTGTAAAAACGCAACAGTTTCCAAACTTGGACAGTTTGCGTCCTGCATCATCATTGTCACAAACTGCGACAACCCGACGATTCAGACAGGTTAGCCAGTTGCGTAGGTCGCTATTTGGGTTGTTAGATAGCACGGCCAACGCACTAAATCCACGCTCAGTGAGACGGGCCGCATCAAACACCCCCTCACACACAAACACAACTGAGGGGCTTAAATAGAGACTTTCTACTCCCCAAACAGTCTGTGTAGGCTGATTTCGGTATGTGAAATACTTGCCCATCTTGGGATTATTCTGTGGTTTTTTATCGCCTGAGGGACGATATTGCTGATATCCCACCAGCTGTCCGCTAAGATTCCACAGATAGAATGTAGCAACACCTTCAACTTCATCAAGCACTGGCTTGTGAAGTTCTAAATCTAAATGACGAGATTTTAAGTGTTCTTTCAGCATACCCATAGTATACACCCAAAACCATTTATTGTCAATCAGTATTTTCTGGGATTTCTTTAGGGGTTTCTGTCAGATACTCATAGTTTGTAGTATCTATGTTTTCTCTGAAAACAATAGCACCGTTCTTTAAGTGAAACCTGCGGGCTAAGTTAGTCTTGGGGCTTAATGTCACAAATCTAGTAACGCTAGGATATTGTGCTTTAATTCCCTTCACAGCTTGTATAAGCAATTCTGCACCTTTGCCGCTTTTGTAACTCCAAATGGTATAAAATATGGCCGTTGTGGGCACTTGAGCAGTTTTCTTCAAATCTTCTAGACCTTCAGGAACAAAGTCATGGAAGCTAACACATACCATTGCTTCTGGATTATGTTCTTCATCAGTTAGTGCAGCAACAACCCTGCCGTCGCTAACTCTAAAATCAGTAGATATTTCAGGACGAACAGGATCGTCTTTGATGAAACTTAATAATGTGTGTGAAAGGTCTGTGATGAATTGAAACATGATACTGCTATTTATACGTATATTATAAAAACACAAATTTTATCCAAAAAAATAGGACCCGAAGGTCCTATTTTGATTTACATATTATTATGCATACATGATTTCACTATAGCCCTCGGCTAGAGTAGGCATTTCAAATCCATCAATCATAGTACGCACAACATAGTCGGGAATGTTCTTCCCCGGACGACTTGCCAACCGCTTTGCTAGTTCTTCACTTTCAGGAGTACGAAACACCACAGCGATATGTTCATAGTCAGGCAACATATTAAACTTCTTCTTACGGCTCTTAACTGTAGTAGAAGTTTGATCCCAAATTATATCCTTGTTCATGACACGTGCCTTAACAACATCGTTAATCATCATATCAATAGCTTCGGGCATATATTCTTTGAATACTTCGTTATATGTCTTTCCCATATCTCGTGCGTAATCATCTACCCATTTATCAGTAGAAATATATGCACACTTATCTGCCCACTCTTGATGAGCAACCCAAGTGCTTTTACCTGAGCCTGGTACTCCAATTAATTGATAACACTTTGCCATATTAAGTTTTTCTTTCCCACTCTAATTTCACATTACGCCAGTCATTTGGCTCACTTTTTTCATCCTCGGTATAATAAAATCCCAGAACCTTCATCATCTTGTGCTTGACCATTAAGTTAGGCTGACGTACTGCATGAGTATCCTCAAAGCCCATCATAACGCCAACTTCGGTCACTGCTCCGCTACGACAAATTCCAGCAGTGCAATGTACAATAACATTCATGTCATTGTCCTTTGCATGTTGTAGCAAGCGAACAAGTTCAATAGCCTGTGCATCACTAACTTTCCAATCTTCTTCCATTGAATAGTCATTAGCTTCAATGTCAAGGAACTCAAAATTGTGTCGCTCTTTGAAGTTGTGCTTGGCTTCAGGCTTCCAACCTGCCGGATCAGTAATGCTAATCAACATACTATTCTGTCCCGGATCCTTATACCACATGCCACTACTGATATCAGTTGCAGCGCAATTCTGAATAAACATTATATCACCTTTTCTTTAATTTGTCAAGCTCGTTTGCTGCTTCTTCTAGTAAGTCAGCAATACGATCTGGTTTACCTTCTGCAACACTTTTGCGATCTTGAATCTGTCTGCGAATTTCTGCACGTTTACGCAACCGAAATACTAAACTTTGTTCTGAGACTGGCAAGTGACTTTCATCTTTAGCCATGTGTTCTTCAAAGCGGTCATGTTCTTCGTGCAATTCAACATGCTTTAACTTTAGTTTGATTGGTCCACAAACATGGGCAGTGTCGCCTGTGCCGTTGTCATCATATCCACATTTATCGCATTTCATTCTTCAACTCCAAAAAGTTTCTTAATCCTTATTGCGGCAATGCGAACACTGCGACCATCATGGCTACCATCGTCTTCATCATCCAAAATGTCAAGACATTCTTCGACAATCAACTCGGCAAATTTTGTTGCGTGGTCCACGCCCATCCATTTACCGCTGACATCTGTACCAGCTTGTTTCATTAGTTCTTGAATTCTTTCGTTCATACCAACTCCAATTCAGCAATTTTCTCAAAAGCAATTACTGCTGGTAACAATAGTACGGCTGCTGGGTTTTCGCTGAGTATTGCCCATACCTTCAACTGATCACTGCTCATATCAAGGTACTGGGCACAGTCATCGTAGGCAATCAGTGCTAAGATGGCAGCCCCTGCCGCACCCCAAATCGCTTCCCCTGCCGCAGCCCAAGCCGCATCCAGAGCCGCAAACCGAGCCGCAAACCGAGCCGCATTACTAGCCGCAGCCCAAGCCGCAGCCCAAGCCGTAGTCCAAGCCGTAGTCCATTGTTCAGGATGTGTCTTTATTGATGCCAACACACGATCAATATGCCCTGCATTTGGCAAATGACTCCACTCAGTTTTCATGCCATCTCCAAATAGTTACGAACCCATGTTAAACGTTCTTGCTCGTTCATTGCAGTGTACTCAACAATGTTAGCACGGATAGCGTCAACCAGCGGATAATATTCTTCATCCAAGTTCTTCTTGATATCAGCTTCCATGTTTACTAACTTATCGGTACGTGGATTGCGGGCAACCCACTTTGAGGTCAAGTAGTATGGACTCTTGATCTTTGCAGAAACCCCGGCTACAGTGTAGAAAACAAAACCTTCATGACGAACCTGCTTTGACTTTGCTACCAACTCACTCAAAGGCAAAACATAGGATTCTACATAGTTGCACTTCAAACATGACATTGCATAGTTTTGAGCCCAGTTGGACACACTTACGCCGTACATCTCTACTTTTGAGTCCCATGAGTTTTCACGGTAACCTAGAAAGTACATGCCTGCATCTTCTGGAACAATGTGTGGGTCGTTTGGATGAACACATTCAAACATCAGTGTCATGCCTTTGGCTGCAAGAATTTCCATTTGCCAATCAGCCCAGCACTGATGCTTCAACATCATTTCCTTAGCATAGTCTACATAGTCGTTTTGAGTTGAACCAGTAGTAGACACTAGGATATCGTTGTTATACCAAGTCATAGCCACCATGAAACCGTTTACCTTGCGATAAGCAGTAACTAAAGTATTGTCTGCTAACACAGGTGCTTTTGCTTCAACACCGTAGTTGTAGATTTTTGTGAATGGGCGTGACACCACATTGAAGTCAGCATCAACGATGGTACCGCGACATTCTTCTAAGAAGTCATTCCACAAGTTATCGTAGAATACACTCTTGCGATACTTTAATACATAGATACCATCACCAGCAGGCTTCATACTAACCAACTTTGGGTTAGCTAATACAAATTCCTTCAAATCAGTTTGGTTCATGCTATTTCTCTACTTGTTTAAGTGTGTATTATATCACTGTTTGGATTAAATGTCAACTCCGAAATGTTTTTCAATCAGATCCATGTCATCATTGTGCTGACATTGTAACGCACATTCCCTGACAATCAACTCGGCGAACTTTTCGTGAGCAGACTTAGAATTATCAGTCCACGTGGCGTCTACTGCCTCTTGCCACAATTCATCAATTCGTTCGTTCATTTTTCAACTCCGAAACATAC